CTGATTCTAGCAACTACATTCTTATCGTCTGAAGTTCCTCTGTATTCAAATCTTACCCACCGATGGTGAAAACCTTCTGGTGGTTCAGGGGCATCTAAATTAGATGGTGGAGTCCAACCTTTTTTACGAGTTTGTTGTTCACGGGTCTCTAATTTGCGTGAGGTTTTTTGTTTACTGTTTGTAGTCATATTACGCCTCCTTCACGTGTTTTGCGTACTCTTCGAGCGGCACACCAAGTTTTTTTGCGATAGCTACCTGTGAAGGTGTGAGTCTCACAGTGCGGCGCCCAGAGGGCGATGTTCTCACAGCCGAAGCTACTTTTTGAGTAGGTTTCGACTTATCCTCAAATTTATGAGGAAACTCTTTTCGAATTCTTCGAGAAATTTCATTATAGTAATCTTGTCCGTTTAAGTCAAACCCTTCTTCTGCTAAATCTTGATGAATTACCATAGCAGAGGCTGTCATTACTCTGTCTTTGTTAAACCAAGGATTAGCTTCAGCCCAATCTTCTGCTTCAGGAGTTGGTCTAGGAGCTTGTTGTTGCGGTTGTTGTTCTTGAGCTTGATTATCAAAAGAAACTTCTTCCTCTTTAGGAGCTATTTTAGCAGCTTCTAATCGTCTTTGAGAAACTTTTATTTTTTCTTTTTCTAATTCAAGTTTAGCCATTTGTTGTTGTGCAGCTACTTGTTTTTCAACATCTTGTGCTTGAATAGCTGCTTCCATAGCTCTTTTTGTAAACTCTTCTTGAGTTTTTATTCTTGCTGTACCTTCTTCAATATTTCGTTGATCTTTTGTCATACCAACAGATTCAGCGTGTTTTAATTTTTCTTGAGCTTTTTTAGCATACTCAATAGCTGCTTGTTCTCTGCGTTCAGCTTCACGCATTTTTTTTGTAAGCTTATCAATTCGTTTTTTTACACCTACACTATATTCTTCTAACTCTTCTGGTTTTGTTTCCGTAGAAGTTTCTTGTACTTCTACTTGAGGAGTTTCTTCTTTGACTTGTTCTACTTGAACTTCATCATTTGTATCATTTAATTCCACATCCACAGCATCTCCTGATGTATCTATTGGAACTAATTTTTCTGATTTATTTGTTTGTACTTCTTGCATAGAGTTCTCCATGTTACATTAAATTAGCTGGCAAAATATCTCTAGGATCTTCGACAACTGCCAGTACCTCGTCGTCGTTGATTATGCGAAGTTCACCACCATCAATGCTAAGTCTAGCTCCAGCATATTTTGTAATGATAATCCAATCGTCTTTTTTGCACCACGGTCCATTAGGAAATTTATCTTTATCTTGATAAGCATCAGGTCCTACAGCGATAACTTTACAAATATTAGTAGCAATTGAAGCTTGTTCAATAGCTGTATCTGTAAGAAGAACGCCACCTGCTGTTTTACCTTCTAATTTTAAAGGAAATAAAACAAGACGGTATCCTGTTGGTTGAGGTACTTTTTCTATGTCTTTCTTTTGTTTCTCTTTCTTTTTACCATCCCAAATATGTTTTGGCATAATTAGTTTACTTGCTGGCTTATTCATCTTCTAGCTCCGTTTTTCTTAGCAGGTCCGTGAGTTCCTGTACTTCTTGTTTTAAAGCATGTAACTTTCCCGTTAAATACTTATATTCGTCCCAATTTGGAACGCCTTGCAATATAGCTTGTTCTACAGCAGTTTGTCTAGCAATTAATTCTTTTTTGTAATATGTAAAAAAATTCTCTAACCGCATGCCTTCATTTGATCAGCCATGCTTTGGGCTCTGTTGGGGGTTTGTTTTGCCCAACGACTATCGAGCATCTCAACACTCGCAACGTCATACTGAGGAGGATCCTGTTGAAGGGCCTTCCACATATTACGGAACTTTGAGACCCCAGATTTTCCAAGCTGAAATACCATTTCTATAATTATTATTTTTGCATCATCACTGATGTTTGCTTTACCACCAGAAGGACAGTTATCCATAAGATCTTCTGCACCTTTTATAGCGGATTGTAAATCATGTTCTAATATAGTCATAAGAAACTTTTCTTCGTATTCTTTATCGTCTTCCCAAAAGTCTTCAACGCATAAATGCCCGACGCCCACTGTTCTCTTACCTAGGGTATCGAGATATACTTTATTTCTATACCCTTCATGCTTCTTTACTGAAGCTAAAAGTTTTCCCATATTTATCATGTGTATATTTTCGTTTTAGGTCTTTTGTTAGGTAACATTCTTCCAAATCCTCTTGGTGTAACCTTTATATAACCTCCCGCTTTCTTTTTTACAACCTTATTCCCATGTTTTTTTGCCCAACTTTTAGCAATTTCAGGTTCATTTGCATATAAATATGCTCTTTGTTTAGCCGATCTAAAAGGCATTAACGTTTGGCTGTTCTAGCAGACCTTTTTAAAGCTTTAGAAGAAACAGTTCCTTTACCAGGTCTACTTGTTCCCGCTTTTTTACGTCTATTCATGTAGTAATAAAGTCCTTTTTTAGCTACTCTGCCGTCTTTTGTAACATGAGTTCCTTTACTAGCTTTAATAACGGAACCTTCTCTAGAACCTTTTGAAGCTGGTCCTTTTATAACTGATCCTTCTCTCGAACCTCCAACAGAAGCTCCTTTTATAACAGAAGTTTGAGCAGAACTTTTGGCCATTCCACCTTTTTTAGCTTTTAGTGGAGTTCTACCAAAAAGTTTGTCATACATTTTTTTATGTAAACCCTTTTTTTTAGTTCTAGGCTGTCTTCCTGGTTTTTTTCGCATATTTATTCCTTATTTTTTCTTAATTAAACCCATTGCACCTTTTCCAGCCTTGATGCCGAAGCTTGCTGAGCAGGCGATGTATAATAAATGTTTATAATAGTCCGGAAGTTGTTGCAAGGCAATAAACCCAGCTTCTATATGTACAGTCATTCCTGGAAAAAATACGAGTGTCGCTGGAGCAAGTAAGCAAATTAAAATTAACTCATCTTTCCACGAGCCTTTCATTTGGTCAACAGCTGATGCTTCCCATTTTATTTTTCCGGCAATCTGGTCCTCTTTCAACTTAGTTGCTGCTTTAATTTCTGTGACTTTTAATTCTGCTTTCGCTTTTTTGGTCTCGACGAAGCCACGGACAGTATCTGCGGCTACGCCGAGTAAGGGTTTTGCTAAAAGTTGCCAGACCATAGTCTAGGCTCCTCCTCCAGTTAACTGACCAATGATGATAATCACGACTATGGCAACAATGCCCGCCTTGATCCAGTCCTTCATTTTCCAGTCACTCCACTCTTTAATATGTGACCATAAATCTTTAAGTAGATTCATAAGACCTCCTTTTTGAGAATTAGTTTATACCAGAATAAGATGTTATCTTAAACCTTTGAATGGTACTTTTTTAATTTGTACTTTACTACGTTGACCTTTTGGTCCAGCACCTAAGTTATCTTTAACTTTAGGTCCTTCCATAGTAGCACTATATACATCTGCAATAGCTGTTTTATTAACATGAGATCCTGCATAAGGATTCATATCTTTTGTTACAGTCATCTTTGCATTTGGATATTTTGAACCATTGATATATTTTGGTTTTGGGTTGTTTAATGTCATCTCATTGCCTTTCCGTAACCACGTTTAGCTAGTCTACCTGCTAGACCTCCAGCTTTTTTATTAATAGGAGCTTGTTTTCCAAACTTTTCTCTTAAAGCTTCAGCAGCCCTTTTACCTAAACCTTTTAAATTCTTTGGAAGTTTTCTACTAGGTTTTTCTTCTCTTGGTGTTTTTGGTCTGTTACCAAAAGGATTTTTTTTCATTGGTGGTCTAAACTGAATAGTTTTACCATCTTTAGTTAAAGTGTAAACAGGCGGGTCAGACATTTTCATAATCGGTCCAACCTTCCATCCTTGAGCTTGATATTCTGCTAAAGTAGTAGGTTTTTTAGGTTTTGTCTCTTTTTTAGGTTTTGTCAAAGCCATTATTTTGCCTTTCCCATGCCACGTTTTGCTATTCCGCCACCTCTTAAAGGTTTAGCTTTATAGTTTTTCATTTTAGCAACACTTTTCATAAGTTTTCCTTTTAGGCTCATATCTTTACCTGCAGGATTACCTTTACCTTGTTTAAATTTACCAATCATTGTAGCTACTTTTTTAGATTTACCAGCAGCTTTTTTTGCAGCAGCCGATCTACCAGTTAATGGTTTAGGAACTTTCCGCCTTTTAGCAAACTTAGAACTTCCTAATAATCTTGTAAGCTGTGCCATTGCATCACGTGCTTTTTTTCGTTGTGCCATTCTTTTGCCATCAGCACTAACTGTTGACGCTCCAGCGGGACCCATACTTCTTTTAGTTGATCCACCTTTTTTTCTTTTTAATTCTCCCACAATTCTATGTTTTTCTGCTTTAAGGTTCTTTTTACCTTTTCTTGTGTAAGCTTTTTCGGCATCTACTCTGCCAAGTTCTTCTAATCTATTCATTCTGCGAGTGTTTGCCATAATATCTCCTAGTGAATGGTTGGTTTTAATACCTCAACAAAATCAAAAATGCCTTTATCGAGTATTTCTTGTCCTTCTTTGGGTCCTAACTCCTGAAAGTATAAAACTTTAGCCATGCTCATCATAGCGCCTGCTAAAAGTACACTATCTTCAGATGTTTTGGAAGACTTTTCTACCATCTCCATTAAAGAAATAAAAAACTCTTCTAATTTAAGATCTAAATTAGTCTTCGAAGTCAACATCTTTTTGTATCTTCTCTTTTCTTGGCGTATTTGCCTTTTCTAAGTTAACATTTGCTCTTAATTGAGCAATATCTTCCTGAGAATCTATTTTATCTTGAGTTAAATCTGCTGTTTGTTGTAATTTTGCTTGATCTAAGCCTAAACGAACCTCATCATAGTTTTTCTTACGCTCATTTTCCATAGCTTTTATGTTAATTTCTTGTTGTTTTAAGTCAATTAACGGATCAGCGTTCTCAGATTCTAAATATTCTTGTTCTTCAGCTATCATTTCCTCTGTCATCTCAACAATTTTCTCTGCAGTTCTTGCTTCAATAATTTCTTGGAATTGCATTTGAATTTCTTGAGGTAATTGACCACCATATTGAGCAGATTGTTGCTCAATTGCTTCTCTATTTTCTTCTTCTACTTCTTCTCTTGCTTGTAAAGAAACGTGTTCCATTACATGAGACTCTAATAACATTAAAGTTTGCATATTATTTTTAACTAAAAATGATGACATCATTGCTTGGTGAGCATCAATATGTGCCATATGATTTTGTCCTCTGAATGCTCTAAGTGTTTGGCCCATCAAAGCTTTAGAATTTTCTATACCTGGATCTAAAGGTTGTGGTTGTTGAGGTGTTGGTAAAATTGAAACAATATCTTTTACACCAAGTGCCTCATACATTCTTCTATATGCTTCATACATATTGTGCGAAGCAGGATCAGCTTGTGCTAATTGTAATTGTGTTTGTGCCAACGTAACACGTTGAGACATAGAAAATATATTTGGATCAGAAACAGGTATAACATCTATTCTGTCATCAAAGTCTTGTTGTTTAACCATTTCAAATCCTTGTTGACCAGATGGTTTGTAAGGATAAGTAGGAGA